TAGAGTCGCTAAACAGATCGGTAGATCGCTTTTGCGCCGTCAATGGCGCTTGGTTCTCGTCCATGAAAAAAAACGTGGTATGCGCCCAGCGCGGGCGCGGTTTTTAAATATTAATTTTTGCGGCGCAATAATTGTTTTCGTCAATCTGCTTCATGATTCTTCTTTCATATGGTTTATCGCTTTTCTTCAATCTGTTTTCCCAGTATTCAATAATTATTTTTTCAGCATATTTGACGAGCGTGTCTTTATGGATTCTTTTCATCTCTTTTTCTGAAATAAAAAAAACTTTTCCCTCGTAATCGAGTTTGCTTAATTCTGCCTTTGTCATTTTCTCAAGCGTTTCTCGAATGCTCATTTTGTCAAGCCATCTCAATTTGTTGTCGCGTGGGTTCAAGTACATATTGTCTCTCGTTTCGGTTGTTGATTGTTTGCAAACGCGATTAACGCGTTGACAAATAATCACGTTTATCTTCTAATGAGTCAAGATTTTTTTTTATTTTTTTTAAAAAACTTGCATCTTACTAATATGATTATCTATTTTTTGCGCTGGTTTTACCGAATCAGCGCATATGTCGAATAAAAGAGCAATTGGATATAGGCGCGTTTCGTCTCGCGATCAGATTCAAGGAACAGGACTCGATCGACAATCGACCTACATTCGAAAATTTGCTTTAGAAAATGCGTTTCAGCTTAAGCGCATTTTTACGGAAAAAGGCATTTCAGGCGTAGTTGAAAAACGTCCCGCTTTTTCCGAAATGATCGCCTTTGCGGACGCGCACGATATTAAAATTATTATCATCGAAGATATGACGCGATTGGCGCGTGAACTATTGCTTCAAATGCAATTAGCCACTTTCATCGCGTCCAAGGAAATCGATTTGTATTCTGCGAATACGGGCGAGAATATAAGTCGCGCAATCTACGATGATCCGATGCGGAAAGCTATGGTACAAATACAAGGCGTATTTTCCGAGCTTGAGCGATCTACATTATCGAAACGAATGATCGCAGGGCGCGATCTTCAGCGGGAAACTGGAAAGCGTAAAGGCAAGAAAATCAAAACAATTGATCGTAATGGAAAAATCAAAATAGAAGGATCGCCACGTTTGAGCGAGAAACAGCCGAAACTTGCAAAGCGCGTAGTTGAGTTATGGCTTGATGGTAATTGCAAGAATAAGATCGCGACAATTGTTAACAGTGAAGGATTCAAATCGCGTACTGGCAATAGATTATACTCGTCGCAGATAACAAATATTTTAAGAGATTACGAACTCGGCTTTATCAATACGACCAAATCGCGGCGCGCGGAAGAGTATCAAGATGAATGAAGCGCTTGGCGTGATCGCCTTTCTGCGATATTCCGACTCCTGAGAATCCAATTCGACGCGCTTCCTCGACCAAGGCGAGCGCTCGCGGTCCGTAAATTCGGATATCAGCGGCCTTCGATTGTAGGTGAGCGCTTTTCGGGTATCCGCCTTCGCGTTTGTTGTGTTCTTCGCACCTTGCGCCAGACGTAATCGGAAGCGGTCCAAGTTTATCGCGGAGAAGCTGAAGCATTCTCATAAACTCGTCGTCCATATGCGAAAGACCGCAACCGCATTTACATTGCATTTCGGCGCGTGAAAAGTTAGGCGTGATCATGTCAAGCATGAGCGCCCCCGCCGTAGCGATAAAAGTTCGTCGTAATATAAGCGCGACCGTATCACAGTTTCCCCGTCATCGACTTTTCATACTCGGCCAGGATCTTGTCGTCCAGGTCGTTTTCAGTCGATTTGACGAGTTTTTCAAGGAGTAAAAAAACTACTTTGATCAGTAGTTTTTCACTCAGGAAACTTAGCGCCATGGTTTTAACGGTTCCCGCGATGACGGGTGCTAATGTTGCGATCATTATTTTCTCAAGTTTGCGAAGATAAAATCTTTTTGAGATTCCAGTTCGCGTTCAATGTTGTCAAGACGCGCCGAAACATTAGAAATATCGGATGCCATTTTGATGGTCGAGTCTTGCGTTCTTATAATAAGCGATTCAAATTTTTCTTGATTCAATTTGCGTTCGCCCTTCGCGGATTTGCCCTCATAATGGATATACCACCCAAGCGCTACCAACATCCCGCAAAGCACCATTTCAAGCAAACTTGCTTGAGTTAAAAGAACGTCAGCAAATCGATTTGGGATATCCGTCAAATCGGTTTGTGCTGGCAGATGGTGATCCATTAGGTCGGTGCGTCAGGCCACGTTAGGTTTTGCAAATTCCCGTTATCGTCAAGCGATGGTGAAGAGACAGAAGGTAAATCGCGCAATGCTTGTCTGTAAGACTCCCATAATTTTTTTTTTGAATCTGTTAAAGGAGAATCTGCCAACTGTGTCCAATCAGATACTTTGAGCAAAATATTTCTAATTCTTCGCATTTCAGAATTAGCATCCATCACACACCTCCTAAATATTTTATGGTCATTGAAGCATAACAAGTAAATGAACTCATTGCCCCGCCAGTATTAACACGAATTTGAGGGTTTACCGTTGTCGTCTGACTAGCACTCGCTAATAACAACCCACCTCCCATTGTGCTGAAATTTAGATCGTCATCATTTCCAGTGGTATAAAACGTATCGGCAAAATATCTTGTTGCAGTCCCTGCGAAAACAATTTTTGCATCTGCATAAACATAACTAGCCGCTGCATTAACATTAGCTTGACATAACACCTCATACCTACCCGCGATGTCTAACGTAATGGTGATCGTTCCAGTCCCTGTTAGTGTAAAAAAATTTGTAGTAATATTATTTGTGACTGCAGATGGTGAGGTATAAGTTGCGCTTGAGCTAGGGTTCCACGATGTCCATTTTAATGCACCCCCCAGATAGTTCATTCCAGATAAACCACCATTTAAAATAGCACGCTTTTGACTCTCTGAAGTGGTAAATGTCCCCCCTGAAACATCAATTGACGACGTTCCGGTATGAATGATTGTCCCAGCGTCGTTAATTTCTATCTTCGCGGACGCGTCGTCGTTTTGAATTACAACGTCGTTCCCGGAATCTGGTTTTATTATTCGATCTGCCATTTTAAATCACCTCGCATACTGAAAAATTAACATTTTGATAAGACCCGTCTATGGTTACGCTTTTCATTTCTGGCGCGTCTAATAAATAACAAAATCCGCTGTAGTCTTGCGCTTCGCTTTGTGCGCTTGGCATACCCTGAAGCGCGGCAATCGGAAACGGTTTTGAGCGGAATGCGTAATAAAAATCGAAAAGATTATTCGCTTGCGCGATTGGCAAAACCGCATCGATGGTGAATTGTTTCGCTACGTTTTTCGGCGTTTGACGATATCCGCCATTGATCAACGGTTTGCGAATTGAAAAATCTTTGAGAGCCTTAGAAAATCCTATTTGTGGATTTTCCAGGCTTATGCAAGCAGATGCGCGAACAATCCCAACGCGAACCGGATTCTTGATCGCGGTAATTGCTCCATCCGTAACCGTTCCCGAAAGCGTTACGTCAGCGTTTCCTGTACCTTGTCCGACTATTTTCGTGACTTGATAATCGACCCCGCCAATCGTGACTATCGAACCAACTCGCACGTTTCCAAAACTAACGCAATTCACAACCGCGTCTGATGAATCGTCAAAGCGTCCGGTTGCGCCAGATGATTGGTTCCATTTTGCTATGGCGTTTCCTTCGATGGGCGAGTCTTTCAAATCATCTTGAGATTCTAGAACGATCTTGACGGTTCCTGCTCCTAATGCAGACCCGTCAAAATTATTTTGAATTGAGCTTTCCGACGATCCCAAACCAAGCTCAAGAATTACCTCCTCCTCGCCTCCATCGCCAAGCGTTAAATTTGCACGAAGCTCAAGCGTGTTTGGTGCGCCCGTCAATGGATCAGTTAACGTCGTATCGCTTGTTAACGGTGACGTTAAAACCGTCCCCGTGAACCCCGAAATCGTGAACGGATCGAGCGAGCAAGGTATTTGATTATCGTTATTGCGTCCAAGTATTTTGAGCGATGAAAATTTCGATGTATTTAGAACCTCGCTATAAGTCAGCGAATTATCAGAATCGGTAATCTCGATGGTAGCATTATCTGCCATTAATCCCGAAACGAATACCGCTTGAACGCCTGCGCTTATGGTCGCACTAATGGTCGCACTCGCCGAGTTCGCCATGAATACATTTTGCGGAATATCATTTGATACATTCGAAACCGCATAACTTGAAGAAAATTGAGCGCCAGATGAAACGGAAACCGCTGTTATTTTATCGTCGTGCAATATCTTCATTCTTGAACGTATGGCGTGAGAGTTGCGTCGCCTTCGATGGTTGTCGTCAAATCGTTAAAATTCCACTCGATTGAACGAATGATCATATCGACGTTTATAAATTCATCGCGACGGTTAAACACGACTCGATCTCCTGGTCGCCATTCATCGTGAAGATCGTTAATTTCTACGCTTAAAGTTGGCTTTTCGTAAAACGCTTTCATTGCGTTTAAAACATTTGTCAAATTTGAAATTTGTGATTGATTTGAAATAAGAGCTTCAAATGTTACTTCTTTACCAGTTGAACCAAGATTTACGCCTGATCTCCCACCTTGTTCAATTAATTCCGCACCTTGCCATCGGTAATATTCATATTGTCCTGTTATCGTTTTTATTTCTTCTGGCCCTCTAATAATTAAACTTAAAATATCGTTTTCAGAAATCGTGTTATAAAACGCTGAACTTGATGCTGGAACGTTTGCTTTATCAATTAAGAATAAAGTTCGATTTCCGTTTATCTGTGAAGGAAGAATATAAAACTGATAATTTGTCGCAAAGCAGACCAAGCGCAATGATTCAAGAGTCGATATAATCCCCTTGTTCCAAACAAATGAAAGATTTGGCGGCGATGGTGCTTTGTTTATGTCAATGGTTTCAGTTTCTAAAATGTAAAATTTATCGTTTGTTAGTCTCGGGACATGAGTATCTGCGGCGCTACTAATATACGCCATAGTTTCAGCAAATTCTGCAATGGTGCGTCCTGCGGTTGAGCGATTCGTGTGATTTGTCAAAAATCGATTTTTTACGCCAGTCGCAGAAAAAGAATATTGAGTACCATCGGCGTAATTGTTTGTTGATTGATAGGCACCGAGTTCACCGTCTGAGCTTCCATCCGTTTCCGCATTAGCGCTGTATCGTACTGATCCAGTTGAGGCCCATGCTGAAGTATTTGAATTTACCGTGATCGAAGGCGTTACGCTATCAACCGAATTATAAAAATACAAAGCTGATTGGACAGCGGAACCGCTAATATTATCCCATGCCCCCACATCAGAATTGTCTCGTTCAACTTTCCATTCAACTACATCTCCCCATATAAAACCTAAGACTAATTCACTGTTTGTATCTGAAATCCCAGTTGTTTCTGTGTTCCAAATTGGACCTGAATCTGTCGGCCTAATGCTTTTAAGACTGCATCGGACCGATTGAGAATCAATTGCTTGAATGAATAATTGACCCTCAAACAAGTTATAGGCTGTTTGATATTTGACACCTATATAATATGGACCCGTATCGCTTAAAATTTTTGTGTAGTTTGATTGTCCGAATGGGTGATCCGCGTTGTTCGGTTCGTTTGATAAAACGATTGATGCGCCACTCATTTCGATTTGACCTGATCCCGAATCTTGAAGCTTTAGATTAGGCGCTTTCTGTATGAACCCGTGATAATACTCGCCGTTTGCGCCAATATGAGAATGGTCTGAAACGTAAAATTTTGCATTCGTTCCAGCGGGATCGCTATTCGTAGGCGTAACCATTTCAATTTCAACCTCAAGCGAAGGCATTTTGCGTATATTGTCGAGATTCTAAGGCCGCAAATTCGCCAAATTGTTGAGCGCGTTCTACGACTTCGACGCGTAAATCGGACATGGCTTGATTGATTTTCCGCCCCGTCCCGTCGTATATGTTAATCATCACGCCTTGCGCGAGGTTTCGGTTTGGCGTGACGTTCCCGCCATATTGGCCCATAGTGAGCAATTCAGGACCTCTTTCTCCCACGAGATACGTTTCGCCTGGACGAACATCGCCACCCGCTTGTTTTCCTGGAGGTTTTGTCGAAAGTATCTTCCCAATTTGTGCGGCTCCTAATATTGCAATGGCGGCGGCGGCGGGCCCTCCAAAAATTCCAAGTTGCGAATATGCCTTCATTGCCGCTTCATAAGTTGACATCCAAGTGTTTGCTACTGCCGCGGCTTGCCAGAATCGGAAAAGTTCTACACCTTCATCCTTAACAGCGCTTGCCATTGATGCCATAGTTGAAATTGTCGCTTTTGCGGTTGCTTCCTGCATTTCTTGTTTTGCAGCTTCCATTCGCTCAAATTCATCAATCTCTCTATGAAAATCGATTATTTTTTGTTCGTTTATTTCTTTTTGTTTTTGTGCGCTTTCTTCCATCATTAGCAATCCTTCGGAATACATTTGAAGCTGGACTGCTAACAAATCATTTTGCAAAAGTATATCGTTATTAGATTGTTGCCTTAATTCGTTTTCTTCCTGCGTCGATTTAATTTGCGCCAATGTTGCTTCGACTTGTTTATCGCGCCATTGTTTAACCTTTTTCATTGCATCCAATTGTTCATTCATTAATGCAATGGATTCATCTATTTTATTTTTTTCATTTTCAATTTGTTCCGCGCTCATTCGTGCGGCTAAAAAAAGTTTTTTAAAGCCGACATCGTTTTCATCGAGTGCTTTCTTTTTTTCAATTAATGAGTCTCTGACACCCGTTATATGCTTTTCTAATTGTTCCGAAGTCATACCCGCCATTTCGGCTTCTTGGGTAAAGACTCCGAGCAAATCGTTTGCAATAATAATTGCGGGAGCAAAGGTGTTTTTCACCTTTGCCATGATCATATCCCATCGGTCGCCTAGCTGTTCAGACGCGACAATCGTTTCTTCGTTTATGACTCCGCCTAATGCTTCAAGCTCGCGCCCCATCCCCTTTATTGCTTCAGGTCCAAGCTGAAGCATATTGAGCATTTTGACACCTTCGGAATCGAACAATTTAAACGCAAAACGGGCTTTGTCCGCTTGTATTATTAAATCGCTTGCCATAATGGTCGCGACTTCCATTAATAAATCCGAATTGCTTCTTAACTGCCCATTCGAATCTCTTAATTCAAGGCCAAATTCCGCGATTGCGTCTTTTGCTTCGCCTGTTCCGTGGAATGCTTCTGAAGTTCGTCGCGTGAAACGCTGTAGCGCGATATTAAATTGGCGGACATCCATTCCACCTTTCATTGCGGCAAATTGGAATTTTTGAAGATCTGCAGAACCGACACCTAATCGCGCTGAAACTTTCCCGATTTGGTCCGCGGTATTGCGTAAATCTAACGCTAACGCGCCCAAACCCGCGCCACCAATCAAACCCGCAACCGCGCCTTTAAGACTGCCCATTGACGACTTTAAACGATCCATCGATTTTGATACCGACGAAAACGCTTTTTTCGTTTTATCGCGTCCTAAAATTTCAACGGTTGTGCTTGGCACGTTTTTCCTTTAGTTCAAAGTATGCGATCCAGCCTTTTAATTCGTCCTCGCTAATTTGCATAATTTCTTCAACGGTTTTATGCAAAATTTCCGCGAGTTGAAAACACGCGTACAGATCAGGATCGCCTTCTAGTTTCCCTTGATCTCGTCCTGCGTTGGATCGTTCGCGTTCATTTCCTCAATGATCCGCTGACATACATCAGGATCAAATTCATCGATGATTTGATCTAAATGACCGCGATTAAATAAGGGTTTCCCGTTTTCGTCCCGACACCGAAATATCATTCCCCAGGCGATGCACTTATCCCATTCATCGCGCTGGATATGCTTCATCACTATCGCTCTTTGAGATAACTTGATCGCCGGGCGATAATAAATTTTCGCATTATTCCATTCGGGAACCGTTAAGCATTTAAGTTCCTCGCCAAGTCTCTCTTTGAAATGAGACTTGGCGGATTTGAGTACGTCCATTACGCGTTATTTAAGGTGAGCGTTCCGGTTCCTTGAAACGTAAACGAAAACCCAATCGGACTATTCAATGAAGCGTTTATCGAGAAACCTGTAAGAACAATCGCCCCGGAATAATAATCGCCGCTTGAAGTCCCGACCGGATAAAGCTTTACATAAAAAGTCGTGTCTCCTGCCGCGAGTGCGGTTTGGATGGATTCCATCGATGTGTCGTCGTCATTCCAAAGCGCTTCTCCACTTCCTGACCACGATGTCTGACCAGGAATAAAGGATTTTGCTAACGAGGTCCCCATTGCGCTGGTTTCAATCGTGTCCGCCGCTTGTTCGAGCGTCCATGATTGAAGCGATGCAATCGCTGAATAGGTTGAGTCATCAGGCGACGTTTGGAGAACGCCACCGTTTCCACTGGCTGCGGCCATTTTGTTTCTTTCTACGCGGCTACGTCAGGCGCGTTTTCCAAATATTGATATTCGACGAGATACGATAACCGAACCGATCCCGTCGGTTTGGTCGCTTCCGCGTTAATAGACGCGTCAGCGCTGGTAAG